TGATCGCCCATAGGCCAATAATGGAACCGTCGCCAAGGATAAGCCGGTAGGGCTTCCCTTGCAGCATCATAGACCGAAGCTGATCGAGTGTTGACGAATACCCGAACATATCGGGGAAAATGACCCCCGGAAGTTCTAACGTATCCGGACCTGGACCAGTGAACTGCATCGCATCATATTGACCGATCCGGGGAGCCGCCCCCCAGGCCGCGCCAGTCGTGCGCGTCATTTCAGAGAACGCCGCAGTATTCAGAGAGAATTTGAAATTTCCCACCATCAGCATGACCGGAGCGTTCGCGGAGTTTGTGCCGCCGAGGACAGCATTAACCGCCTCTGCGATAGCGACCCCGCCGACAGGTAGGGAATTTTCTCCCCATGCCAGCGCGCCGGATATCAGGTTAATTGCCATCAGTCCGCCTGATCGAAAAGTGTGGAGCGCGTGCGTTCATTCCGCTGCTGCGTCTGCTGGATACGTCGCGCCAGTTCGTCCGAAGACTCTCCGGGCTGCTGGTGAATGTTGTATGTGTGGTGATGCGTGTCCCCTTCGTTTGTGATGGTCTGACGATTGTTGTTCGTTACTTCCGGGATTTCCGGGAGCGGAGCAGGATCGTACGCGGGGGAAGGTTGCGCCTGGTCCCGCAAAACACTGGATGGAGCCAGAACGGGCACCCCCGGAGCCACGGGAGACGGAGCGAGGGGAGCGACGGGATTCTGACCGGCCTGCGAGCCTGTCAGCCAATGCCAGCCCCGAGAGGCCTCACTTTGCGTCCAGGCAACATCCCGGCCGCCGTTGCGCATGACCCATCCAATACCGTCAATGATGCGCCCCAAAACAGCCAGCGCGCCAGACATGGCCGTGGCTAAGGACTGCCCGAACCGCACACCCGCCGACTGCGCAGCCTGAAAATCCCCAGCGCTTTGCTTTACCGGCGACAGAAGGTTCATGACCCAATGTCCCGCCGTCATCAGCATGTTCCCGAGGGGGCGAAGGGAAGCCACGACCTGCCCCACGGCAGGCGCGACGCCTTCCGAAAATCCTGACCACATTCCGCCGAGGAAAGCCCTGATCGGCTGCCAATAGCGATGGACCAAGACCGCACCAACAACCAACGCGCCGACCGCAAGGCCAATAGGACTAAGCAAAGCCGACAAGGCAACGCCAATCGGTTCAATAGCCATCATCAGGCCACGCAACGCCAGCCTGCCGAGACCAATGCGCCTGAACGCGCCAGCGAATAGCCCGACCCGAAGCGTACCCCGCTCCAAAACGGTGCCTATCGGCCCGACCCAGCGAATGACGGAACGAATGGCCCCGCCAGCGGCTCGAATTGGCGACGTCACAGCCCGCCAGACGCGCGCCCATCCACCAATTCGCCCCATTGAAGCGACAGAAGCCGCAGAGGACGCCCCTTGCGCAACGGCTGCCGCCTCGGTCGCCGTATTGTTTGCGAGTGTTGCCGCCGTCAGCATCGCTTCCCGCCTTGCCGCAAGAAGGGCAAAGCCAGCATAGGCATTCAATGCCGCACCTGCGCCGATCATGACTGGAGTTGCCACCAGGAGCGCAGCCGTTCCGCCAGCAATCCCAAGAGCAAGGTTTCGCGCAAGTGCCGGATGACGTTCGGTGAAACTGTTTAACCTCGACAAAGCATCGTTCGCGCGCTGCAATGCGCTTGTGTAGAGCGGTAGTAGTTGCGTCCCAAGTCGCAAGCGTAAGTCGTCAATCTGAGCGTGCGCGCCTATTTGCTGGCCGGTCGTGGTCCGTTGGCCTGCCTGATACGTTTCGTCAACGCCGTGAGCGTGCGAAGCTAGGTTTTCGTCCCGTTCGATCTGCGGTTGCAGCGTGTACATATTGCCGAGCGTGGTCGCGCCCGTTGAATTTGTGACGATACTGCCGATTGCATCAAGGACCGCCTGTCTGCCCGTAATCCCATGTTTTGCAAGCTGCGGGATAAGAACCTTGCGCATCCAATCGAATTGCGAGGTACGGAACAAGTCCGCCCCCAACAATGCGCCGGGATTAAGCTGCGCCGTCTGACCCGCCCTGTCATAACGAACCTTCGTCCGGTCGCCGATCAACCCCAAGTGTTCAAGGTTGCGCGCGGCCCTGACAGTCGTGTGCCCCTGATAAAGATCGTTATAGAGCGCACGAACGCCAGTTCCGACCGTCGAGCCGCTTCCCATGTCATTAATCAGCGGCTCTAGCTGATAATAAAACGCATCATTGGACATGCTCTTTCCAGCAATGCCCGCGTGCTGGACCAGTTCCCGCCACTGCTCCGCCGTGACACGATTTCCGGTCGCAGAAATAACGCGCTGGATATGATCCGACTGCCGCGCAAACTCCGCCCGCGACGTCGCGCCGCCCCGCGAGTCAATGACCCGCAGCATATCCATGAACTGCCGCGTGTTTTCCCCGCCGCGTTCGCTGCCGTAAAGGGCCTGATTTCCGAAACGGATTTTCTCCAGTGTCGGGATCGCGTTGCGCGCATCCTCGACGTTTCCGAACGCCGCAAGCGCATCACGCATAAGTTCCACGGCTGCGACCTGGGAGGTTCCATATCCCCGCACAGTTCGCGCGAAGTTGAGGGCTTCGCGTGTTGCTTTCTCGCCGAGGCCGAGACCTTCGACGCGGGCCGTTTCGGTTTGCATTTCCTGCGCAGCACGAACGCCGGAGACGATAGGAACAACCCCCGCCGCGCCCACAGCACCAACGCGAACCGCGCCGGATTGCAGACGGCTTGACGCCTGTTCTGCGCGTCCGCGTCTTGCCTCTGCCTGCCGAAGCCGTAAGGATGCGGCGCGCGCGCGGTCTATTGAGTCGGTGAGAAGATTATAGCGGCGGGTGGTATCAGAAACAGACTGCCCCGCAGTCGCGAGGGAGCGGATTTCTTGCTTGAGGTGCCTTTGTTCGCGCTGCGCGCCCCGCATGGCGTCGCCGATCTGGCGAAAGCCGCTTTTTGTGCTGGAGAGCGCATCGCGCAATGATCCGTCAAGCAAGCCGCCGATAATGATAGACGCCTTCAGGCGTTTTTCGGCCATTTACTTTTTTGCCTTCGGTAGCTTGCTGATCGCGTCTAAAAATTCAGAAGTTGGAAGCGTGAGGCAATCGGACAGTCCCCAGTGACAGAACTGCCCGAGAGCCATGCAGCCGGAAAGAACGTATTCCCGGCTTAGTCGAGGAAAAAACTGAAGCCCATTGCGACACGGTTATAGTCCCGCAGGGGAAGGGCATCGAAGTTTTCCGGCGTCATACCGTCAGCCAGTGCGGAAAAAAAACGAACTTCATTATCCGCGACTGCTTTCGGGGAGGCATTTGCGGACGTCTGAAAACGTTTCTGTTCGCCTGCGGTCGGCTCCCGCAGCGTGATCGTCTCACGCTTCACGCCGTCAAAGTCCTTTGGGCGTGACAGGGTGACAGTGACGGCGCTTCCGTCGTCGGAAACGTTGATGTAATCGGGGGTTTCACGGTTCGTGTTCACTATGAAATTCTTTCAGAATGCAGATGGATGATAGCGGCGCGCATCATGCGCGCCTGCCGGTCACATGCCGATTGCGGCGCGGATATCGGAGAGGCTATCAATGCCCCCCTTGTTCCAAATCATGTTGATGACGTCGATTTCGTCCACCAGAACCCCCCCGAACGTGTCGGAGTAATAAAGGAGGTTCATCGAGATTTTGAGGTTGGACTGCTGGCCCGCCTTGTGCGTGCCCTCATCCTTTTCCGTCACCTTGCCGCGCATGATGACTTCGCGCGCGGTTATGGTTCCGTCCCAATCCTCATATGCCTGACGAATGATGAACGAGGCGTCCTGACCCTCACGGGCATAGACCGCGCCAAGCAGGACAGGGTCGAACGAAATGACCGTGAAGTCCGTATCCAGCGGGTTCATGCCCATCGTGAGTTTCAGGGCGGTATCGAGACCACCTGCGCGGAATTCTTCCGTGTTCGCGGTGATTTTCGGCGGGTTCCATTCCGTTACGCTACCCGCGTAGGATTTCCCGCCG